GTCGAGGAACCGGCGCCGCTCCTGCTCCTCGATAATCGGGTACACAGGACTACTCACGGAACTGCCCCTCCGTTGCTGTAAAGCACGAGCCCGAGAAGGGCGAGAATGACGGCGCCAATGATGAGCTTCCCGGCCCAGTCGATCGCCGACGAGACGCGGTTGACCTTCTCGGTCAGCGTCGCGGACGCCTCTGCGTCGGCCTGGCGCACAGTGAGGAACACTTCTTTGGTCACGTAGGTCTTGGCGACCCGCTCCTCGAGGTGGTCGATGGCCTCGTTGAGCCGCAGGTCAAGACGGCCCATTGTCTCGTCGAGCTTGTCGACCGAGAGGATTAGCCGCTCGATCTCTCGATGCGTGAACTCGCCATCTGGCATCGGCACTCCCTCGGCCTTATGCGGCCCCCGGTGCGGTTGGGGCTGGCCGCGGTGTATGTTGCTTCGATCACCCGCGCCCGGTCGAGTCGGTGCGCGGCGTGCTAGGGGACGTCGGCGGTGCGCTGGCGTCCCCGCTCTCCTTTATCTGATCCCGGTCGCCCGGTTGCTTGACTGCAGCGTCTTGGTGCCGAGGATGCGGCGGCCCCCGGTGATGCCGAGGCCGTCATTGCCGCGCTGCAGGATGCGGTTGTGGGGAAGTCGTCGCGGTGACGTTCCGAACGACAGCCAGAACTTGTGCAGCCGAAGGACCGTTTCGGCTGAGTTCTTTTCGCCCTCGAGGTCGCCCACCCGCCAGGCGGCAAAGTCGAGGAATAAGCCAGCCGCCAGTCCGTCAAGGAGATGCTGGCGGGTGATCCCCCAGTCCGCGAGGAGGTCGTCACTGACCTCAAACGACCTGTCCTGCGGTGCCCCGCTATTGGCAGGACGGTCGGCCTCGGGGAATGGGTGGAGCGCCAGTGCAACAGAGTGGTCAGCGTTGTGTAGATAGAAGAAGTGGTCGCCGATCTTTGCCCAGTCGTCGGTGGTGGTGGCCGTCATGCGGTAATTGACGATGATCGGGGCCGTGGCGCTGATTGATGTCGTCAGTGTGTCCATGCCAATGTGCAGCGCGTCCTCGCGATCCCAGTTGTCACTCTTCGGGCTGGCGTCGCGCGACCTTACTTCGGCATAGGTGTCGTCGTCGTCGTCACGAAGCGGCTCATCCCCGACGACAACCGGCTCGTCCTTGATGACCTCGTAGGGCGCCCGCGGGTAGAGTTCGGCCGCCACGTCAGATGCCCTCGTTAAGCTGGATGCGCATGCGACCCTTGATGATGCAGTCAGCGACGGGCCACACGGCGAGATACAGGAAGTTATTCTCGGTCCAGAAGTCCCACGAGCCGTTGTCGCGGTGCTTGCCGTTGACGGGATGCACGGTGCGGTCACCGTTGGCGTTGAGGTACGGCTTAGGCCAGAGTCCGCACGGCTGGTCAGGCGTTCCCCATGCTTCGACCATCAGCCGCTCATCCTCGACGAGCCATTCCGCGTTATGGCTAAACACATCGATCCGGTCCTCCTCGTTGACCCACACGGACGGGTCGCCGAGACGGTTGTTGAGGACATTCGGGCTCACCTTGTCGGCGAATACGGCGGCGTAGAACAAGGTCTCTGCGTCGCTGGTGCGCAGCCAGAGCCGCGACATGACGCCCACCTCGGCGGCAACGACGGGGAGTACGTTCCATGTGCCACCTATCAGCGTCGTGGTGGGGACGATGCCGGCGCCCGACTCGCCTTCCCATCCGCTGATCGAGTCCATCGTCTGTGCAGAGCGACGCAACAGGTTCTTGAAGTGCTTGCCGGGGTCTTGGCGCGCGGTGGTGTTGCGTTCCTTGCGCACGGCCAGGTCGAGGAAGTGCCGCCCCTGCGTGGATACGGCGAGGGTGACGGACTGCGACGGCCAGTCGACCTGTACCGAGGAGATGTGCAGCAGTTGGTTGAGGCCACCCTTGAGGTGGTCAACCTTGATGTTCATGCCGCCACGGAGCTCGAAGCGTGACATCTCCGCGGGGTCAGACGTGAGGGTGATGGTTCCAGCCCAGCCGCCCGCACGGTTCAGCAGCGCCTTCGCGTTGGTCTTCGCGCGCCGCTTGGTGGTCGACTCGCCGTAGGGGACGAACAACTCGTTCTTGATGACCTGCGGGTCGTGCTTCGGGTTGAGCCCAATCACGGTCCCGTCGCCTGCCCGCTTGAAGTACGGAATGCGGCTGTCCTGCGCGAGTGGCGCGAAGTGGGACTGCGCGAAGGACTGGTCCGGGAACTCCGCAGAGAACACGGCCTGCCAGGTGTCGGCGTCCACGATGCCTGTGACAGGCAGCCCTGCGTCGTTCTGGGTGTCCTCGACCGCGGCGGTGACGGCGGCGGTGAACTTGTGCAGGGCGAGGTCGTCGGCCTCGAGGTCGCCGTTGCCCCACAGTTCGCGGATGAGGACGGTGACAGCGCCGCCCGTGGTGTCGTCGGTGTCGCCCTGCTGCAGTACGCCAGGGAACGGCGGCACGGTCTTGTCGCCGAGGTTGGGGTACTTCGCGTTACGCCACCGCTCGCCCGTGGTCGACACGCCCTCGCCGTAGATCACGTTGGGGTTGTCCACGAGGTCGTTCGACAGTCGCACCTTGACGCCATGTGCGCCGGCAGAGACGGTGGCGTGCTTGGTGGTGAGGTCGCGCCAGTCGAGCGTGTAGGACTTGCGGCCCTCGGCGGGGTCGGGCAGGAGGGTGAGCGACTTGCCCTCTTTGGTGACGCCCATCCCAAGCGCGTAGTCGACGAAGCCGAGGTGCGTCATGGAGCGGTCGCCACGGATCGCGATGTCGATGCCCGACTTGATCGCCGTGATGTCGAAGCGTCCACCGTTGGCGCCCGTGTCGAGCTCGGTGACGATCGCGTCGCAGATGTCGCGGGTCTGCCTGCGACCGATTGGCGGTTGGTGCAGCGCGAGGGCCGCCTGCCCGACGAGATGGCCGGCGCACGTCACGGTCACCGTGTCGGCAACCTCAATGCGGTCGACGAACCCGAAGAACAGGTTGATGACCAGCGAGCCCGCGTTGTGCAGGTCGATGCGGACCTTGGCCCCGTTGTGCAGCCATGCAAGGTCGCCCGTGCCGATCTGGTCAAACTCGGTGATCTGCGGGAATGACAGGGTGGCATTGTTCGACCCATACGGGTCCGTGTCCTGCCAGCCGCCGATGACCGTAGGCACGTCGCGGAAGTAGGTTGCTTCCTGCCCGCCGACGACGAGGCGAAGGTGCCCCCAGTCCTGCACGGTGTTCGTCACCACGTCGGCCTCCCGTTCACTACTGTCGGAGCGGGTAGGGACTGGTGAACGCGCTTCACCTTCTCCCGCACGATCGCGGGCGGGGGCTCGGCAATGGGCGCCTCGTAGAACACGCGCGAGGTGCCGGTGTAGTTGTAGCCGTCGTTCGCGAACATGTCGGAAGAATCGGTGACGGCTATGGCCGTGAGATTGCCCAGGAGGGACGCCTGCCCCGACAGTCCCGCTGCGAGGGAGACCCGCCCCTTCACGGTCAGCGCAGGGGAAAGCACCGCTGTGGCGGTCATGCTAGCCGCGAGGGGTCCGCGGACATGGAGTGAGCCAGCCAAGGCGGAGGCCGCGGTCAGGGAGGCGGCGAGTACTCCAGCGTTCGCGGGCACCACGAGATTCGCGGACAGTGCTGCCGAGCCAGAGAGCGCGCCCCCTAACCCGCTGGCCACTTTCAGTGTTGCAACCAGTCCCGAGGAGGCGGCAAGGACTGCCGAAAGGGCGACCAATGGTGCGGCGGCTCCGGCTGTGGCAGGGCCGGTGAACTTCGGGATGTAAGTAGCAAGGTCCCCCCACTGAGACCCAACCTGCAGGAAGTAAGTCGTCCCCGCCGTCACAGCAAGCTCGATGATCTTGGGGTCACTCGCATCGGACGCGACGCGGGTCAGCGACCCCCATGTGCCGGTGTAGACGCTCAGTCGCAGGTCATCATAGGAACCCGGCGTAGTCCCGCCGTAGGACGATTCCGTGTCGATGGTGACCGTGCCGTCCGCGGCGGGCGTGTACTTCCACCAACACGACTTCTCGCTTGACGAGTTGAGCGACGGCTCACCGGACTCGGTGGTGGCCTCGGCGTTGTAGATCGGGTCAGAGGTGTACGTGTCGCCGTCGTTGGCGATGACAACCTCTAGGGCATCAGCGAAGTTGTCGTTCACTGGTGCGGCCACGAGTCAACACCTCCCCTCAGGAAGTCAGAGAGGGGTGGGTCAGGACAGGGTTACGTCGAGCTCGCCCACGGCAAACTCACAGTCGTCCCCAGCTGTCAGGGTGCGTGAGGTGGTGAGCGCGCCGAACCATCGACGCACCGGGGTTGTGGGAGTCGTGTCCCACAGCTCGACACCGACGACGGTCACCGCAGGCATGTTGGTGAACGAGACGACCGTGGTGTTCGACGACGCCCCAGCCGCCGCCGCTGCCCATGTGGGTGCGACTGCCGGGGCATAGGAGCCCCCCGTCACCTCGGTGCCCGCAGTTGTCGCGTCGCCGTTGACCGTCATCAGCCGCACTTGGTCAATCAAGGCGAGGCGGGCGTCAAGGATCTCGTTGGCTTCGGTCGTGGTCAGGTTCGCCATGTCAGTACACCAGTCCTGTGTTGAAGGTTCGTCGGATACGGATAGCCGGACCAGCCCCGGCCGCGGTCACAGTGATGTCCTCGTCGAGCCGGCCGAAGTCGAACACGTCGGCGACCAGGGTGCCAGGCAGCCAGATCGCCCAGTGCGTGCCCGTGTTCGAGCCCGCCGCGGTGGAGTCGGGGAACGTCTGGATCTTGGACAGCTTCACGCCGTTCGCGTTCGTGGCGAGCCAGAAGGTGCCGTCATTGGTGCCGGTGATGCGCGCATAGCCGGGGTAGCTCATCTCAGCGAACGTGTCGACGCGCGGATCGGCGGTGATCAGACCGACCTCGAACGTGAGGGGCATCGTTGAGCCGTGATTCGCGCCCCACAGAGCGTCGAGTGCGGCCTGCTTTGCGGCGAGGGACAGCATCACGCCTCCAAGGGATGAACGGGGATCGTGATGTTGAAGGTCTGCCACAAGCGCCGCAGATCCTCGTAGCGCAGGTCGGCGACCGGAGCCATCGACCCCATGTGGCACGACCAGACCTTCGCGATCCCATTGACCGTCTGTGTGGCGGTGTAGGAGAACTGGCCCAGCACAGCCTTCAACTCGGCTTCACGATCAGCGAGCTCGACTGCGGTTGCACCCGTGATCTTGACGACCGCGGCAAGGGATGTCCGCTCCCAGGCCGAGGCCGTAGGTAGTGCGCCGTGAACGTGTGCCGACGTGGCCGCGTAGGTGATGCGCGCGACCATCGAAGGTGTGTTCATGTCCACGAGCCCGAATGGCTGGTCGTCATCGACACCCGAGAAGGTGAGTGTGCCGGTCGGTGTGGACAGGGTTAGTGATGCGGTGGGTTCGATCATCGGAAGTCAGCCCCTCCGGTCGCGGCAAGGCGTTGCCGATCTTCCATCTCGCGCAAGAACTGGTTGTAGTTGTGCGGCTGCACGCCACCTTGGATGACGACGGACGGGGCACCACCACCGGCCGCCTGCTGGGCGAACGCGGCGGGGTCGAACGACTGCGAGGGGGCTGGACGTGATGCCGCCACGAAGCCACCGGCCGCGTAGCCCCTGTTGATGCGCTCGAGGAGGTTGAAGTGGCGCGCGGTCTGCTCGGCGTTGATGACGTACTCGCCGCCGTGGACGATGCCAGCGGGCTCGTACTTGCCGCCGTTGCCCGTGTAGCCACCGGAGGCGTACTCGTCGCCCTTGAGCTTCGACTGGAAGCCGGGGATGCTCAATAGGCCCGTGACCTTGAAGGTTTTGTCGTCGAGCTGGTAGTCGTCGATCAACTCGAGGCCACGGAGTGCAGCGCCCACGTCGACCGTGACCTCGGGCTCGACGTTGTAGTCGTCGAGCAGTCCGAGTTGCGTGGCAAGTCGACGCGCCTTCTGGCGACTGCCCGTGATCTCGGTCGCGAGGTCAATGAAGTCCCGCCGTGCCTTGCGCATGTAGGGCTTCTGATCCGCCTCGGTCATCGTCACGCCCGCCTCGAGTGCGGCGGTGGCGATGTCCTCTAGGCGCTCCTCCCAGTCGCGACCAGCTTCCTTAGAGCGGTTGAGCGTGAGGTTGTAGTCCTTGAGTTCGTCCTTGAGGTCCGCGATCTTGTCTTTCGCGGAGTCGCGCTCGGAGTCGGTGTCGGCGGTGAGCAAGTCCTGCTCGGCCTCAGCGAGTTCCTTCTGCAGATCCTTGCGCTCTTTCAGTGCCTCACGGAAGTCATCGAGGGACTGTTCGTAGCCACGCTGAGCGTCGCGGCCCTCCATGACGGCGTGCGCCTCGTCCATCGCCTTCGCGAAGCCATCGACTTCCTCGGTCGCCTCACCCGCGGCGGTCGCGATGTCCGACAGGCCATCCGCTGCGTCGGGGGCAACATCGGCAACCAGCCCAGCCGCCTCTGCCTGACGCTCCGTTGATGCGGCGGCCTCGTTGATGGCCTTGGCCTCGACGCCGAAGATGTCAGACACCTCATTGAGCACCGGCACAAGGTCGCCGTTCGCGGAGGTCGCCCGCGACACGTTGCCGACCTGATCCCACAGCCCACCATTGGCGCCGTCAATGGCGTCGGCCATCGTCTGCGCCTCGCCGGTCGTGCCCGTGTATTCGGCACGCAGGGAGGCGAGCTTGTCGCGCACGCGGTCAGCAGCCTCGCCCGTGCTGTCGAGGATGCCCGCCACGAGCTCGTCGGTGTTGATGCCGAGCCGCCCAGCAGCCTCGAGCGCGCCCTGCTCCTCAAGCCGCTTCGCCACCAGGGCCTCGGTCGCGTCAGTAGCAGCGCCCGTCACCTCGTCGAGCGTGGCTGCGTAAGCCTTCGCCCCCTCGGCGGCAGCGCGGGAGGCTTCCTCGCCTTCCTTGAGCACGCCGACGAGTTCGCCGATGATGCTGATGCCGCCACCGATGGCCGCACCTAGGGGGCCGGCGACCGCGAAGCCCATCATTGCCGCGGAGGCGACGTTGATGAAGCCGCCCATCGTGCGGGTCGCGCGGTCAGCGGAGTCATCGAGGTCGTTGAGGCTCATCGCCATCATGCCGAAGATGGCAGCGCCACCACGGAGTGCGACCTGCTTACCGGACATCTCGTCGAACGCCGCACCGACGCCGCGGGCAGTGTCGGCCGTAGCCTTGCCCATCGTCTTGAACTTGCCCGACAGCCCTTCGGCGGTCATGCCAAGGTCACCCAGGGCGCGGCGGGTGTCGGTAATGCCGCCGAGAACCTTTGTGCCGAACCAGAGGCCCCCACCCGTAACGGCTGTAATGCCGCCCAGCGCGACCGCGGCAGTCTGCACGGGAGCAGGGAGCTTGCCGAACGCCTGCGCGAGCGTAGAGACGCCGCCAGCCGCCTTCTCGAGCATCGGCAGCATGACCTCGCCGACCTCGATCGCGGAGTCCTTGATGTTGTTGAGCGCCACGGTCATCTTCGACGCTGTGGTGTCGTACCGCTGTGCGGCCTCCGCTGCGAGTGCGGTGTTCTCCGACCATGCCTCGCCGCCGAGGGCAAGGGAGTCGGTCAGCAGGTCGCCCGCCTCGGCCGTGGACAGCAGTGCGCGCATGAGTCGCTGGTCCGTGAGCTTTAGGGTCTTGAATACGCTCGTCGTCGACTCGCCAGCCGCGTTGATCTTGCCGAGGCCCGCGATGAACATCTCAACCGCGCCCGCTGCGTCCTCATTGAACGCCGCCTGGAACTCGGCCGCCGATACGCCGGCAACGCCGGCGAATGTGTCGAGTGCTTCGCCACCATCGAGCGCGGCGTCACGAACCGACGTAAAGACCTTCGACATCGCCGTGCCGCCAGCCTCTGCCTCGACGCCGACCGAAGTCAGGGCCGCGGCGAAGCCGAGCACGTCAGACTCAGCGAGCCCCGCAATGGCGCCGGCGGCAGAGAGTCGCTGGCCCATCTCAAGGATCTCAGCCTCCGTCGTTTCGGAGTTGTTACCGAGGTCGACCAGCGTTGAGCCGATCCGCTCGATGTTGTCAGCAGAGGTGCCCATCACGTTCGCGAGGCGGGCGATGCTTGTCGCCGCATCCTCGGCTGTGATGTTCGTCGTCTCGCCGAGCGCAATCATCGTCTCCGTGAACGCCGCGACGTCCTCCCGGGCGATACCGAGCTGACCGGCAGCCTCGGCGACCCCGGCGATCTCCGTGTGGGTCGCGGGGAGGGTGCGCGCCAGTTCCCGCAACTCGTCCTCAAGCAGACCCATCTCGCTCGCGGTGCCATTGACGGTCTTCGTGACGCCCGCCCATGCGGTGTCCCAGTCGATCGCGGCCTTCGCGGCGAGACCCATTCCAGCAGCCGCAACGAGGCCGACGCGACCGGCAGAACGCCCGAGGTCGTCGATAGACGCGCGGTGCTTCTCGTACCCCTTGAGGGTGTTGCCGAGTGCAGCCTGCGCCGATGCGCCGGCCTGCTTCATGGCGGCGACGAACTGAGTGATGTCGCCCCGAAGGACGATCTTCACGCTACGTTCTGCCACGGGTCACCGCCTCTCGGTCTGTATCGTGCGGGGGATGAGAACAGCGATGCTCGCCGCGATACTGCTCGCCCTCGCCGCATGTGGCGCCGACGTGGACCGCGCCGCATGGCAGCGCGAGCTTGAGGCGCAAGGCGTGGAGATAGCCGACTGGACTGCGTATCAAGACGTGTGGCTCAACGCCTGTGAGGATGAAGATTCGTTCGGGTACTTCATCACCATGTCGGGCGCGTCAGGGTCAGTGACGCGAACGAACGTGCGCTACGCCTGCCCCGACCGGATGGACGAGGCTGAGGATGCGCTAGGTGGCTGAGGCGCAACCGGCGTGACCGACCAGAGGCGCCCATCATGGCGACCGGGATCGTCCTTATGATCTTTGTCGAACTGGCGGCGCACTTGGTCGAGCGCCGCGCCCGCATAGCACTTGCGATGTTGCACATCCCAGTTCCAGTCACGCGACATCGACTGATCGATGTACTGCCCGCAGCCACACGGGCAACGGGACTCCTCGTCGAGAATGAGGGCCATCGCCTCGCCCTGGTCAACCTCTGACCAGTTGTCAAAGACGGACGGCCGCACACCCCAGGCGCGGGCCGCTTTCAGTCGTCTGACTTCCTCCGGTTGACGACGGAGGCGAGCCGCGATTTTGGGACGTCCACGCCCTGCGTGTTCAACTCCCAAACGACGTTCATCAGCCGCGTCATCTCGGCGGCCGGCGCGCTGTCGTTGAGCATCCGCCAGTCGTCGTCGTCCATGTCGTCAGGCTCGACAACGGAGGCGGGGATCGCCTCACCCATGAGGGCCAGGATGTCGACACCGAGGCCGCCCTTGTCATCCTTGCCGGGAGGGAACTTCCGCACGAGCTCGCGCCACTTGGTCGTGGTGAGCGCCCGGAGCCGCATGTGCAGCATCGAGTCGGTCATCTCGGCGCGCAGGGCTTCGATGTCGGCCGCGATGGCCGGTGCTTTCGACTTGGTGCCGAGGCGCTTGTTGGACGCATCGTCAGCCACAGCCGCAGCCAGGTCGCGCTCTCGGGCCTCAATGTCGGCCACAAGGTCGCCACGGAGGCAGATGGACACGCTTCGCTCGGGCAGCTTGGCTGCTGCGAGCAGTTCCTTGGTGGTCTTGGATCGCTTGGCGCTCATCGGGCGTCACCGCCCAACGCTCCAAAGACGTCCTCGATGAGGACGTCTATGTTGTCGGGTGCTGTACCCGTCGCGGCGAACACGGCAGCGATGCCCATCGCTGCGACAGGGGAGAGTCCGGCGCGGCGACACGCGGAGGCGATCTGCGCATACATAGCCGCGATCTGGTCATCCGACGCGGACACGTTCCGTTCGAGTTCCCGCAGGATGGGAGTGGGGATGATGTCGTTATTACGCTCGGTCATTTCGGTCCTCCGGTCAAAGGTTGGTTACGGTCCAGTGGGTGAAGCCCCGCCGCGCGTGGGGACCGAAGCCACGCGCGGCGGGTGATCTCATCAGGCAACGACGGCGACGTCCACGTTGGTCGGCCCCGTCACGCCCCACTTCTGGCCGATGACCAGACGCGCGAACTCGTCGTTCTCGGCGGGACCGATCTTGCGCTGAGCGCCCATCTCGACCGGAGTGACGTCGACCAGCTGGCCCACGGCTCCGTCAGTGGCCGCGTCGATGCCCCAGCGGACAACGACGTCGCCCGTGACACCCTCCTCGAGAGTGTTGTAGGCCGCGTTGGTCGTCGGGTCGGTGTTCTGCGGGTCGTAGACATACTGGATGTCGTCGAACCCACGGGTGACGCGCCCGAGAACCTGATAGGTCTCGCGGGATGCGAGGCGGCGGTCGTCGCCGGTCGCCTGCTCTGCGGTCGGCGTGAACGTGCCGCCCTTGATGTAGCCAGACAGGTCGACGGTGGTGCCGGCGGTCAGCTCGGCCAGGCTGGGTGCTCCGGGGGTCGCGAGACCACCGGGAATGAACCAGACCTTGACGTTGCCCTCGGCCTGCACGCCGTCAGGTGTCACAACAGGCATGACTTACTCCTTGTGTGTGTTGTGTGCCGGCGTGCTATGAGCCGGATGCCGCCTTCTTGGCGGACGTCTTGGGGGTTGATGCGGGAAGCGCGCGGCCGTCCCGCTCGGCGGGCTCGTCGAGTGCCTTGAGGCTGTCGTTGGCCTCAGCGGCGCGGGAGCCGATCGTGTACTCGACCTTGCGCTCGTTGTCGTAGACGCGAACGAGGGACATGGCGAACTCCTTGGATGTTGTGCGGTGTGGGTAGATCAGGCGGCCGTGGTGACGAACGACCACACATCGGTGGCGACAACGACACCCTCGGCGTCAGGGTCGCGACGGAACGGGGGACCGGGCTGTCGTTTGATCCGCGAGCAGGACAGGCCCGCGATCGTGAGCCGCTGGTCAAGCAGCGCAGCCTCGGCCTTCTCGGCGAGCCATAGCCCAGAGTCCTCGGAGGTGGCGACATACATCGTCGCGATCCGCCACTGCTTCGCGGCCGACGTCGCTGCATGGCTGTAGTCGGCCGGGGTTGGCGTCGAGGCGAACGTCACGAGGTACGGGTACGACGGAGAGGCGGGCACCTTGCCCGCTGCATAGACGGTCGCGCCCTGCGCGATGAGTGCGGCGCGGAAGGCGGCCAGCGTGGGGCGCATTACTGGCTGCCCCGCGTCCAGTTGGAGACCTGCGCGCGAGTGGCGAGGCGAGTGACGCCCGCCTTCGTCGTGTAGTTCACGAGGTCGGTTTCTCGCTCGGTAGACACGGCGATGCCTGCCATGACGGCGGCGATGTCGCCCTCAATCTTGGGTAGCAACTCGTCGGCGGCGCGGTTGCCGTCGAGGTGGGGGGGCTGGTTGACAGACCCGTACTCGAAGCCCGGACCCATGCGGCCCTGCGGCTTGCCGACCTCCGGGCCGACCTCGAACTCGAGGTCCGTGGAAAACCGTTCCTGCCAGGTGATCGAGGCGGGGTAATGCTTCCCGTGCGTACCGGAGGTCTCTTTGGCGTTCGCTCGCCACCGGCTCGCCAGGTTATCCGCGCCCGCCTCGAACACCGCCCGCATTGCCTTGAGTGACTTGTTCGGCATGGCAGAGAGGTCGGCGGCGAGCGCGCGGAGCTCGCGGTCGTCAATGTTCACGGCGGCCCCCTAATGTCTATGCGTTTGTCTATGCGGCGCGGTACACTACGACCATGCCGAAAGAGCCGATGAGGTCGCGCGTGATTCGCGTCCCGGACAAGTTATGGTCAGCCGCAATGCAGCGAGCCGACGAGCGCGGAGAGACCGTTAGCGAGGCCGTGCGCAAGTTCCTAGAGAGGTACAGCCGTGCGGAGGCCCGTGAGGAGTCTGCGGCCGAATCCTTGGCGCGGGTGGAAATGGTGGCGCGAGAGCACCACGACTGCGGGGAGCAGTGCGCGCCCGAAGTGCTACTCGCTGACCTACTCGCCGCCCTAACTGGGCACCGAGGGACTTAGGCCACAATCTCCTCGACATCGAGCCGGCGTGCGGTGGCAAACGACTTCGCGACCGGAGCGACCACCCGGAACTTGCGCCCGAGTAGATGGGTGTCGGACAAGGCGCCAACAGCGGTGATCTCTGCGACGTCGCCCACCTCGACAGCGCCGGCCGAGACGGGAAGGTGCAGCTCAACCGTGACCGTCGTAGCCGTCCGCCCGCCGACCTCCTCCTGACGTGCTTGCAGTGCGCGCGTCTGGATCTTGCACTTGGAGGTGAAGCGGGTGGCGTAGACGGGGGTCTCGCTACCCGTGGTCTCGTCGATCGGCGTGTCGCCCGTGGCGTAGGTGATTGCCACGGTGTCGGTCATAAACTGCTCAGCCCGCGATCGCGCTGCGGTCAGCGTCGACTCAAGCGTCACCGTAGGCCACCAGTCGGACGCTCTTACGGTTCGCACGACCAGGCGTCACGTCCGCCAGTTCCGTCGACGACACGTACAGCTCACCAGACGCGATGACCGCAGCGCGCTTACCGCGCCAGTCGTCAACCGCCTCGTCCTCCCAGCCATCCGGGTTCTTGAGAACCCGGAGCACCATCGCGGAGACGACCCGCACGGCGTTGGCTGCACTCACGGTGCCATCGGCAATGGTCGCCTCAAGGTTCGGGCGACGAGACAGCAGCATCTCCCAGGCGTCGCCTAGGAACGCTTCCGCATTGATGGCCTCCTGCGCGGAGAGGGGGCGCCACCGCGCCTCAAGGTCAGCGACCGTTGTCGGATTCGCCATGACGCCCCTCCCGTCTTACTTACCGCGCTTGGTCTCGGGCGTGGGCTTGCCCGAGGTCACCCCAGCGAGGGTGTAGTTCTCGTTCGGGGTGTCGTCCGGCGTGGTGCCGAAGTAGCCCTTGTCGTTTGCGTCGTCGAACCGGGCCTGAACCTCAGCCTGTCCGGCGTCGTCAGTGGTATTCGCGTCGTTGTTCTTCGTCGATGCCATATCCGTCATCCTCTCCAATCAGCGGTATCCGTTGGCCCGAGAGCAAAGGCGCCCAGGCCGCCTTCACGGTCTCGGCAGGCGCTTCACTGGCGGGCGTGAGGTCAACCACCGAGTCAAGGGCGTTAGCCACCTGATCCTTCGGCGTCAGGTCACGACCCCGCCAGTGAAGCGTCATGGTCAGACAGCCGGCGAGCGCAGGACGGCGAACGGGTAGCGGTTGGCCTCCGTGCCCTCCTGGTAGTTGATCGGGTTCGCGACGGCGTAACCGGCGCGGAACACGAGACGCAGGGCAACCATGTCCTGCTGGGGCAGGTTGTAGATGATCGCCCCAGTGTTGTCGGTGATGACACCCTCGGTGATGAGCTTGTACGTCATGTCCTGTCGAACACCGACGACGAGCTTGGAGAAGTCGCCCGCCACGAGCTCGGCGGCACTAAGGCCGGTCGGCCACAGCCCCGCAAGCGCGTAGTTCGGGGTCGGGATGTCGGCCGGCAGAACAAGGGACTGTCCGTCCGTGCCACGCACCCCACGCAGACGCGACTTGAGGGTGATGTTGCCGATGGCCCCATTGGGCACGAAGCCGTCAGCTTCGAGCGTGCCAACAAGGTTGGACAGGTCGCCGTGAAGGCCACCCTCGGCAGCCGTGGCGGTGCCGCGCTCGACGACGTTCCCGGCCGCGACCGCCTCACCGACAAGGTTGCCCTCAGTGGCCCAGGTGGACGGGGCGGACGTACCGAACACGACTGCAGCGTCGAGGGTGCGGGCGATCGCAGCCTCCATGAGGGGCTGGATGGAGCCCCACACGTCGAAGCCAGCGTCGTCCAGAACAGCCTCGGGGATCGGGACGATGGTCGCGATCTCCTCGACGTACATGTACTTGTTGTCCCACGCAGCCTCGGTGGTCTGCTTGAGGCCGGTGTCACCGGACACGAAGTACGCGGTGGGCAGCGCCGAGAGCACCGGGAACCGGGTCTGGTTGCGCGCCACTGGAATCCGCGTAGCGAGCTCGAGAACGGCGGACTGCGTGGACAGGCTGGTCAGCATTGCCTGAGAAACTTCCTCGGGCACGAGCGCTGCGGCGTCGGTACGCGACACCAGGGAGTTGTACGGCACGGTGACCTCCTAGGTCATTGGGAGTTGTGCAGCGAGGCCAGCCGTGCCGGCTGGTGCTGCGTTACGCGCGGCCAGCGGCCTTGCGAATGATCTGCGACATGCCCTGAGGGGCTGGCGCAGGCGTGCGGGGTCCACCATCGAATGACGGCGGACCATCTGCGGGGGCGGGGATAAGCCGCTCCACCGCGGCCTTGATCGCCTTCGAGTCAGGCTCGCCGTCCTCGCCAACAAAGCGAGTCAGGTCGACATACTCGAGCGCAGAGGCGGTGTCGAAGTCTGGGTTGCGACGGCCCGCGAGGGCGTCAAACTCGGTACGCGCGAGGCGCTTGCCGTAGTTCGTGGCCGCCTCAGTGCGGGCGGCCTGCTTTGCCTCCTCGATGGCCCGCTCGGATTCGCTCATAGCGTCCAGTCGGGCCTTTTCGGCGGCCTTGGCTGCGCCACTATTCTCCTTGGCGCGCGCTTCCCACTTGCGAGCTTCGGCCTTCCAATCCGTCTCGTCAGCCTTGGGCTGATCGGCGGCATTGGCCTGCTCCTCGGTGGGGCTCTCCTGTGCAGGAGTTTCAGCGGGGGTTGCGGTTTCACTCATTGCTTGCTCCCGTGCGGGATTGGTCCGGTGCCGTGCAGCTCCGGGGGGTCTATGTGATGTAGCCGTACTCACGCAGCAGTGAGATCGCTTCCGTGCGGTTCCGGGCCTGCTGGTAGATGCCTTCTGGCGTCAGTAGGCGGGCGCGTTCGGTGGTCTGCGGAAGTGCGCGCAGGTCCGCCATGAGTCCGGCGAGTAGTTCGGGCTCAGGATTTGGGCGCTGCGACTTAGGGAGTGGGAGTGGGCGGGCTCGCGTTCGGGTCGCCGTGGTTGATACGCCGCGGTAGGCGTTGACGACCTGCCCAATGTCCGCGCCTTCTTCGATCGCGTTGATCTGCGCTTGCGTCAGATCCTTGATCTCGCCTCGGCGGTAGGCATCCATCGGGTCAGTGACGAAGCCCTCGGCCTCGGCATATTCCTTACTCGGGACAGGGGTGTTCACACAGTCGCAGCCGGGATGCCTATCAAAGCCCTTCGACCAGCGGTAGAACCGACCAGCGAGGATCGCGCAGCGCTGGCATGAGGGCGGGTTGAGGACCCGCACCGTGCCGCCCAGATTCGGGCGGGCTGCGGTCATCACACCGACCGCCTGACGGGCTGCGTCGGCGACCTGCAACTTCGCCATGAGCTCGATCCAGGACTCGCCAGCGTCGAGCGCCTGAGCCGTGGTGGCCCCATTGCCGACCGCAATCTTGGCCTCGGTCACTGCGCCGTAGGTGAGCGTGTCGAGCCTGCGGCCGTCCGACGCAATCCCAACCAGAGACTCAGGACGGAAGTCACCCTGTGGTCGGTCAGGAATGTCGGCCTCAGTGAGCACGTCCGGCACGTACTCCGCGGCTGCATCCGTGACGACAGCCTGCGCCTCGACGAGAACCGCCAATGCAACCGGGCCGACACGTCGCCAGGAAGCGTCAAAGTCGTCGCCCATTCGTCGCCATGCCCGCTTGACCTCAGTCGCTGCGGTCGCGTTGACCCGCTGCTGCAGCGCGTAGAACTCAGTCGCTGCGGTTGGCAGCATCACGAACCGCCTTCACGCCGACAGACGCCTCGGATGAGGCTGCGTTGAGGTCGTCCCGCTCGAGCCGTGTGATCTGCTCTGCGCTGTAACCGACGTCCTCGCGGGCCTGACGCAGCGACGCGATGCGTGACTGCAATTTCTTGACCACGGCGTCGACAAGCTCACCCTCAGTGCGGAACTCGGGGCTACGGAAGATGGTCTCCATCTGCACCCCGCCCGACATGGGCAACCTGGCCGCGAGCCGGAACACGCGGGCGGTCTCCTCGGCGCTCTCGCCAAAGGGTCGGCATCGCTGCCGAACCTTGGAGATCAGACCCGACTCAGACGCCTTCAAGGTCTCGCCGTTGACGTTGCTCATCTCGCCAAGGAGGTACTGAGCAGGCGTGCGGGAGCGAGAGGCGATGTCTTTGACATCCTCGCGCTTCGCGTTGCTGTACGGGTCCAGGGGTGCGACCGCGAAGTTCCCGAAAGCCGTCTCCGCGATGTCAGTAGTGATCATGCGGTTCCGGCCGAACTCGACAGTGTTGGGGTTGCCGTCGTCATCCTCGTCCGGGAACGCCTTGGCCCACTTCTGCGGGTCGACACCAAACTCCTGGGTCTGCATCCGGTCGAACAGGGTCTTGTTGACCCGATCCTGAATGTCGGTCAGGTCGTAGAGTTCAGAGACGCCGCCCGTGAGGAGGCGGGGGTTGTTCGGAACCTCGATCATCGACACGAGACCGAGAGGATTCTTCCGCTGCCCGTTCGGCTGCTCACGGTCGACCAGCCGCTCGGCCCAGTCCAGCGAGGTCGACACCGAGCCGCCCTGGGGGCGCGGAGCCCTGTACTTGTAGATCCGGTCGGGCAGTTGCAGAACCGCGTGCAGCTCGCCCGTCCAGTCGTCGTCCCAGACCTTGAGTCCCGCCGCACGCTCGCGACGGTTCGTGCCAGGGACGTGCTCCACGATGACCTGCGAGGCGTGCTCCACCCACACGAACGGCGTCTTGTCGTCCTTCGGGTTCGGCGCGACATGGAAGTACGACACGCCACCAACCAGGGCCTCCAGCCACGCCATATCGGAGTCGCTGTCGAGGTTGTTGGCCTGCCAGATGCGCCAGGTGTCCCCGTCCGCAGCCGGGTCATCGCCGAAACGGAAGCCCTCGACCGTGATCCGCTCAGCCGTCGCGTCACACACCAGGCCCATGTAGTTCGAGCGCGTCATCTTCACGATGCGGCGGAACTCATCGCGGGCCTGCGGTGCGAGCCAGGGAAGGGGATGGTTGCCGGTGTAGTAGTCGTTGAAAAAGTCGATCTCGTCACGGCGGGCTACGAGCTGCTTGTAGAGCCGGTTCACCCACCATAGGGGCGACTGGACCGCAGGCGTCTCAGGCACGGCGTCTCCCATCAGTAGGCGGTGGCGCGTCCGGTGACGCGAGTGAGTTTCTTGGCGGCCTCGGGGGCTCGGACGATTCCATCGAGCCCGGTCACCGCGGCCTGGATGCCGTCGATACGAGAGATGGACTGCTTGCGGTCAGGCTTCACGGGCCGGATGTTGTCAGCGCCGTCGTTGCGAACCTCAACCATCGAGGCCATCCACCGCATGACGGGGTTCCCACCAAAGCGAACAGCCTGCGAACCGACCAAGCGCTCGAGTTCCTTACAGGCGGGAGAGAGCCCGGCGTAGGTCTGCGCGACGGGCACAACCTGCACGCCGCGCACTTCCTCGTCGATCTCCTGCACCATCTGGCCGGCGAACATCCGGTCGTAGGAGATCCGCTGCATATCGAGGTGCTTGCAGTCACCGATGATCGCGGCCTTTACGGCGCCATAGTCGATGACGTCGCCTTCGGTGAGGTCGATCCACCCGTCTGCAACCCACTTGCGGAGCGGCACTTGCAGCTTGCGCTCCAAGTCCTCCAGTCGATCCTCTGGCAACCAGAACCGGGCCAGTAGATCCAGCTCCGCGCCGGGACGGTTCGCCTCGACCCATACGGCCCAGGCCGTGAAGTCTGACACCGCCGAGAGGTCGAGCCCACCCCATGCGCGACGGCCGCGGAGTGCGGCGCGATCGACGGGGGTGTCGCAGGCGTCGTACTTGTTCAGATCGAGCCACCGCATCTGCTCGCGCATCCGCATGTTCAGCGATAGGCGGCAGAATGTCGGGAAGTAGGTCGGGGTAGTGGATGCCTTCTGTGCCTCGCGGCGCATGTATGCGAGCGTTGGGGACTTGCCGAGGCCAGGGTTCGCCCGACGCCATGTCTCCTCGGCAAACGGGTCGTCGTTCTTGTCGGCAGCCCAGATCACGCCGTAGTGACCAGGGTCGGTCACGATGCCATTAGCGACGTTGCGCGTGTAGTTGTGCTTCTCGTCGTAGATGGTGCCCTCTTCGGCCTCATCTGCGGTTGTGATGAACAGGACCAGCGGCTGGTCACGGGCGCCAGTGCCGGTCTCGATCGCCTCGACGAGCGCGCGGCGCAGGCGCAGCGTGTGAACCTCATCGATGATGCCACCCGACACATTCAAGCCATGTGCGGTCTCCGCAACCCGCGAGAGCACCCGAAGGAGCCCACCCGTAGCCGGGACGCGGACGACCTCTTTCAGTGGCTCAACACGCTTGCGCGCAGCCGGGGAGGTCATTAGCATCCGCTTCGCATCATCGAACACGCGACCGGCCTGCAGGGTAGACCCCGCCACGTTGTAGACCTCAGCGCCCGCCTCGCCGTCCGCGAGGAGCAGCACGCCGGAGATGCCAGAGGCGAACGTCGACTTGCCATTCTTGCGCGGGATCTCAACCCATGCCGAACGGGTCACCCGCACTACGCGGTCAATCTCCGCGTCGTGGTAGACCCATCCGAAGATCGGGGCGAGCACCCAGACGACCTGCCAGGGGTCGAGCCCTTCACCGAGTCGCATCGACACGCCGGCCCAGCGGCCCTTGGTGTGCTTGAAGGCGCCCATCGCTCGCAGCGCCTTGCGCGCCCGGTCGATGTCGAACCATGCGCCGGGATGCTTGTCGGCCTGGAAAGCGACGATCAGTGGACGCCGCTCGAGGGCTTCCTTGATCTGCTCCTCGGTTAGACCGAGCTCAAGCAGCGACTCGCGGGGGACCGGCAGTAGGTCAGTTGTCGAAGGGGTCATCTTCATCGCTCGACTCCGGCCTCGTGATCCGAGTAGCCGAGGCGGGCGACAGTCCAAGCTCGCCGATCAGCGAGCGAAGGTGGGAGCGGTACTGGTTGAGTACCGTCGTCCATGGGTTCTTGACCACGCCGCCCATCGCGCCAGGGATCACCATGCCCTCACGGGACAACGCGCGCTCACCCTGCTCGATCCGAGCCCATGTGATGCAGTAGTCCACGAGAACTTCCTGCTGCTCGCCAACCAGCCCGACCGATCGGGCCAAGGTGGGGGCGTTGCGCTTCCACATCCGGCCGGCAGTCGCGGCGACCGCATCGTCACCAGGGAGCAGGTCAGCCCAGTCCGGCTCGATCAGCGCGGACGGCGGCAGTTTGGCCGAATCCTTGACCGGCCGCTTGCCCGGATTCCCCTCTTTGACGACCTGCAGAGAGGGCTTCGGCTTACGTCCCGGAGTAGCCATCGGAGGTCACCTCCCAGGAGAAACCATCGATTTCGC